ATGGAAGAGGGATGGCTTGCCTAAGTCTAGAATTTGGCAGTTGAAGTTGTTGAAACCTGAATGGTTTAAGGAGCAATCATGAGTTACGCACAAATTGAGATGAACATTATTCGGCAAATCGAGGCAACTCGCAGTATTGACGGAAACATTGACCTTGATCTAGAAACCATTGAAGACTACATGGAATCGTTGGCTTGGTTCAATGAACAAGACAGCCCAGACAAGATGGCAAAGATGATTGGCTGGATTGGCATTTCGTTGATCAGCATTTGCGCGACATTGGATGTAAATTTTGTAGAATGTTTAGAACTTGCCCACAAGGAAAGTGAAAGTAATCAAGAACCGTTTGATGATGACGATTCCTAAGTTATAATGTTTTGAAACGAGGCTAGGTGCGAAGTCATGAGCGCACCGAAAAGAGTTACCCCTTCTCCTGCCAAAGTTTCTTTATCAAAGGGGCTGTTAAAAAGCGGGCTATATGCACTACTACCAGCATCACATTGGTGACTTCATCAAGGACACATCGTTCTTGACAAACGAAGAAGTCGGCATTTATTTAAAACTTTTGTGGCTTTATTACGACACAGAGCAGGCGTTGCCAAACTCAATGTTTGAACTTTCTATGAAGGTAAATGCGCGTGAACAACAAGACGTATTGGCTGGACTTCTTGGAATGTTTTTTAAATTAGAAGACAACGAATGGCATCACACACGTTGCGACAAAGAAATTAAGCATTACCACCAACAACTTGACACAGCTTCTAAAGCTGGAAAAGCATCGGCGGCTAAACGGGCGTTGAACAAGAATTCAACGGGCGTTGAACAAGCGTTGAAGTTGCGTTCAACAGACGTTCAACTAACCAACAACCAACAACCAATAACCATTAACCAAGAACCAAAGGTTAAGACGCAGCGCGGGTCGCGCTTGCCAAAAGATTGGATTTGTGAAAATTCTTGGGCTGAATGGGCAAGGAAAGAAAGACCAGACCTAAACATTACTAAGGTGGCTGAATCTTTTTATGACTATTGGATTGCCAAACCTGGTGCTGGAGGTGTGAAATTGAATTGGGAAGCTACATGGCGTAATTGGGTTCGCAGTCAATCAACACCTAAGACTTTTGCTAACAAATACGATGTAGCGCACATCACTACACCACCACCGCCAAACCAAGACGCTGCTTTGCGGAAGATTGAGGAAGACAGAAAGAAGGCAGTGCCGCCTTCTTTGGAGACATTGGCTAAATTGGCAGAATTAAGAAAGAAGGTGGTATGAATGAGCTGGCTTTATTCGCAGGCGCTGGTGGAGGCATTCTCGGTGGAAAACTTCTCGGATGGCGAACAGTCTGCGCCGTTGAATGGGAACCCTATCCAGCAAGCGTATTGTGCGCCCGACAAAATGACGGTCTTCTCCCGCCTTTCCCGATTTGGGATGACGTACAAACCTTTGACGGAAAGCCGTGGCGAGGAATTGTTGACGTCATATCTGGCGGGTTTCCATGCCAAGACATTTCAGCCGCAGGAAAAGGCGCAGGTATTGACGGAGAGCGATCAGGAATGTGGCGAGAAATGGCGCGCATCATTTACGAAGTACGACCCAAGTTTGTCTTCGTGGAAAACTCACCAATGCTCACTTCTAGGGGACTTGGAAGAGTTCTCGGAGATTTGGCCACAATGGGGTTTGATGCGCGATGGGGAGTGTTGGGAGCAGATTCCGTTGGTGCGCCTCATAGACGAGACAGAATTTGGGTTGCAGCCAAACAACGAGAATTTCTTTCACACTCCAACTACAACGGGTTTGGATGGGGGAAGCAATGGAAGGAAAGCACTCCGCAAGAGGTTGATGCCTACGCCTGTATGCCAGGACTCCCGCCATGCTCAGACACGGCATTTAAATCCCGATTGCAAGCATTGGGAGAGCAATCTTGGCGAGGTTTTCGTAGCGGAGACAGGTATTCCGAAAATGCCAGCATCGTTTGTGGAATCAATGATGGGATGGCCGCTAGGGTGGACAGACTTAAAGCCATTGGAAACGGTCAAGTTTCCCTATGCGCCGCAACAGCATGGAGAATCCTAAGTGAACTACTTTGAAGCCCACAAAATACTTGACCAAGTTCGTGATAATGTGTCTTATAATATAGACACGATTAACAAGGCTTTGGAACTAACAGGTGACTTGGACATTGGAGACAGCGAGGGAGATGCAAATCCAGCATCTTTTAAGTATGGCTCGCAAGCCTGGCTGGATAGCTTATGCCAAGGCAAGGTCAGAGGAACTTGAGAAAGAAGACTTGTTTAAAGGTATCACCGATGAAGTGCGTAAGCGCTTAAAGGAGAAATCATGAACACAAAACTGAATCAAGCATTTGCTGAATTGGACTATGAACAGTCGCCTGAAGAAATACAGCGCGTCATTGATGTTTTAAACGCTACAGAAAAAGCGTGGTTAAACATGACCCAAGCTGATTACGACAGGCTGATCTGGGATGATGAGCGCCAAGCCATCCAGCGTGTTGAATATGAAATGAATGGCGTAGACGAATGACATTGGCTTTTGACATTTGTCGTTGCAATGGCGTAAAAGAAAACGAAAGTTTGATCACGCCTTGCGTTACTTGTGTCAGGGTGTTGCAAAACCAACCTAGTGGGCCAAGATCGCCTTGGTTTACTGAGCCGCCGTTAAAAAATGGTCAATGCGAATACGTTGTACACATACAGTGATACAAAACCTACAAATTTGTACATACAGGTGTTACATGATTGAAAATGTTGCAGGAATCATTGTTTTGTTTGGATTAGGCGCTTTTGCAGTGTTTTTGGTCATAGCCATCATCATCTACATGAGCGTACAAGAATGAGAAGGGCTGCGCGGGTAGACGCAAACCAAATACAAATCGTTAGTGCTTTACGCGCTGCTGGCGCTTATGTTTGGATTATTGGGCTACCTGTTGACCTTTTGGTGGGTTACAAGGGGCATACATTCCTGATGGAAGTTAAAGATGGCTCTAAAAAGCGTTTAACGAAGCTACAAGAGACTTTTTTTGAAGGTTGGACTGGTAGTACCCTTTGTAGGGTTGACGGCCCTGAAGCGGCTTTACGCATGATCGGGGTAGTTAAGTGAGATACGACCTTGACAACCCACAACAAGCCACAGCGTTAATGCTGAATCTTTGGCCTAAAGTTAAAGATGCGTTATCTGCTGGTCAAAAGATGACCATTGAAATTAAGCCTGCTAGTAAAAGTCGTGACCAAGAGCGCAAATATCACGCAATTTTGAGAGACATTGCCGAGCAATCTCAGCACATGGGGTCGGTTTGGGATGCAGACGATTGGAAACGGCTATTGGTTTGGCAGTATTGCAAGGAAAAAGCAATAGATTCTGGCAAGGTCGTGCCAAGTTTAGACATGACGGGCGTAGTCCAGTTGGGACAGCAGACAAGAAAGTTCACAAAAGAGCAGGCAAGTGAGTTTGTGGACTATTTGAACGCTTGGTGTGCCGAACATGGAGTAACGCTAAATGAAAGCCTATAAGTCATTTTATTTTGAAGCCGCGCATTCATTGCCAGACAACCCACAAATTCACGGGCATTCTTATCGTGTGACGTTATGGTTTGCCACAAGTGCTGAAAAGCCTGTAAGCCTGTCAGGAATGGAAAAGGTGGAATGGCAAGTTAAGCGGATTGTTGACCACAGAATGCTTAATGACTTCATGCCAGACCCAACAATGGAATCAATTTCCGAATATTTAACCAATTACGCCCGTCAGATCATTGAGGCACAACGCATTCAGGTGGAATTTTTAGGTGTAGACGTAGACCGCCCATCAATTAACTTTGGGATAACAACATGATTCACTATCACGGCTTGCCTATCACGCCAGCAACTGCCGCTGCCAAGGCAATAGACGCAGGACACGCATTCGTTTCTTTTGCCCATTCTGACCAGCTTGCCGTAGCAATTGAAGTTTGTCAGTCGTTTGCCATTGATAACGGGGCTTTTTCGGCATGGAAAAGTGGGAAACCGATTGAGGATTGGACTGCTTTCTACGATTGGGCGCTAAACCTGAAGAAAGTGCCATCCTGTGACTTTGCTGTGATTCCTGATGTGATTGATGGAACAGAAGCTGACAACGATGCGCTTTTGCGTGACTGTCCATTGCCTAATTGGTTTGGCGCTCCTGTGTGGCATATGCACGAAAGCCTAGAACGCTTAGAACAGTTGGCAAATGCCTACGTTCGGGTTTGCATTGGTAGTTCGGGAAAGTTTGCAACGGTTGGAAGCCAAGCCTGGTGGTCAAGAATTGGTCAGGCTATGAGGATTCTTTGTGATGAGCAAGGTAGACCCATGTGCAAACTTCACGGATTGAGGATGCTTGACCCTGCCGTGTTTACCAAATTGCCGTTTGCATCGGCTGATAGTACAAATATTGGCAGAAACGTAGGGATAGACAACAACTGGAAGGTTGGGAACTATCTTCCCCCGACAAAAGAGATGAGAGCCGCAGTCATGCGTTCTCGCATTGAATCCCATAACGCTCCAGCCGTTTGGGGCTTTTACCAAATCGAGCAAGGGCTTTTGTTGTGATGATTCCTAAGTTCAACTACTTCAGAAGCAAGAAACATCTTCAGAACGTAGCAAGCCTACCTTGTCAGAACTGTGGGATTGAAGGACAGACACAAGCAGCACACTCAAACTGGGCAGAACATGGGAAGGGAAGAGGAATTAAGGCAAGTGATGAGTTCGTAGCCGCTTTATGTCAGACTTGCCATGCAGAACTAGACCAAGGCCAACATCTGAGCAAAGATCAAAGAAGGCAATTATGGGAAGCAGCGTTTGAGAGAACAAAGCAAAGACTGAGGGAAGAGAACAAGTGGATTTCGTAGAAGCCGTTAAGCCAGCAATCGAGGATGTTGAAGTAAGGAATTTTCTGGCTTTCTGCCTTACGCTAGAACGACCAAATCGAGGCTTCTACATCTAATGAAAAAGCATTAGTCTCGGAGAAGCTATCTCTACTGTTCTCATAGGTAAGGTAAGAGATAGTAGAAGGATAGACAGAGAGACTATTTGCATGACTAAAGAAATGACAGAAAATAAGAAAACAAGACAAATAGACGCTTAGGGCGCTTTTCGGCGACAATTTGTTTATTTACGCACACGCGCATGAAGGGGAAAGATGGACACCGCAGTCAAAACAGAGACAAAAAGTAGTGGTTTGCCTAAGATATTGAAAATGGGCAGGCCGTTGATCTATCCAATCGAGAACCCTATTTGGAAAGAGATAGCTGAAGGCATCAGCGCCGGCAAGAGTTTGACTAGCGTCTTGAAGGCTGAAGGGATGCCAAGCTACTCGATGGCTAGACACATGATCACGCATAGTGTTGAGTTTCGCGCCATGTATGAGAAGGCGGTTGAAGACAGGGCTGACAAGCTAGCAGAAGAGATCATCGAGCTATCAGACGCAGAGATGCCTGAAGGATTGAGAGGACCAGAAGCTAGTGCTTGGGTACAACAGAAGCGACTCCAGGTCGATGCAAGGAAGTGGGTAGCAAGTAAGTTGAAGCCAAGGACATATGGCGATAAGATAGATGTAAGCGTGACAGATGCGCGCATAAGCGTCATTGATGCGATCACGGAGGCTCAATCGAGGGTAACATTCGACAAGTCAGCAGCCACAGATGTCACGCCCAAAGACCCAGACTGACCCGTTGCCCCGCCAAATCCTACCGAGGGGGAGGGGGGAGGGCCGAGAGGGAAAGGTCACAGTAACGGTGGACTCACGAACAAAATTTATTTTTTTATGCCAATAAACGTTTTTAACCCGAACCCATCGAATAGATTAGCCTATCCTGACTCTATTGGTCCTGTGCCGAGGAATGAGTATTTGGGTGCGTTGGCTGACTTCTTGGCTAAGAGTTACTCGCCTGAGAGAACGCAACAGATGCGTGGTGTGGCTGAGTTTTTGAGTTTGCCTGCTATTAGTCGGACTGTGGATATGTTGTCGTATGGTGAGCCTTTGACAACGGGTGCTGGTGGATTGGGTGGTACTACTAGACCGAAGGCTGATGTGGTTGAGGCGGGGTTAGCGGTTGCTCCTTTGACTCCTGCTGCGGCATTGCAGTCTGCGAGACTTGCTCGTCAGGCGGCGTTGGCTGGGGATAGGGCTGTGATGGCTGCGGGAAAGGCGGGGGAGGGATATGCGGAGAGGGTTGTTCCGCAGGTTATGGCGCGTGGTGGGATGCCTGCTCAGTTGCTTGGTGACTTAAGCCAAGGGTCGCGCAGACAGATTTTTATTGGCGAAAACTCAAAAACTTGGAACAAGACCAATGCCGCCAAAGCTGTAGAGCTAGAAAAGGCTGGCGCAACTCCTGAAGATATTTGGTCGGCAACGGGTACGTTCCGTGGTGCAGAGGGTAAATTGCGGCAAGAGATTAGCGATGTGCCTGCTAGAGGTAATTTTTCCCCGCAGTATTCAGATGTTCTTAATGCTCATTCACAGTTTGAATATGGAAAACCCTATCATTCATTGCCTTTTGGCGAAACAGGATTAGGTGAAGCTAGGAAGAAAATTTCTGAATTAGCAGACATTGACATGGAAAGATATAAAACAGCGGCTGGTGCTTTGCCCCATCCTGATTTATACAAAGCATATCCAGAACTAGCAAAAACAAAAGTAGAGCCATATAGAAACGAAGACATTTATGGTAGTTATCTAAACACACAAGTTAGTGAGGGTAGTCTTAACAACCCAAAAACAACACTAACAAATGAAAATATTACAGCAAACGCTCCTAACGAAGAAGAGTTAAAAAGTGTTTTGTTGCATGAAATTCAACACGCAATACAAGCTAGGGAAGGATTTGCTAGGGGCGCAAATATAAACGAATTTGCTAGTGGTCCAATGTTTGACAAGACAGCAAGGGACTTGACTGCCGATTTAAGCCAGATTGTTACTGGTGGAGTAAGTGCAAATCCTTTAGAAGTTTTACAAGGTCTTAAATATACAGACCCAAAAGACATAGAGCCAATACTTAAAAAGTATGGCTTTAAAAATGTTGAACAGGCTAAATCTTTTATTTACGATGAAAATGAAAGAAGAACTCCATTCGGACAATATCAAAGAGTTGCTGGCGAAGCGGAGGCTAGGGCTGTTCAAGCAAGACGCAACATGACAATGGATGAGCGTAGGGCAAAGTTTCCCTATGAATCCTATGATGTGCCTGTCAATCAACTGATTATTAGAAAATAATGCAAACTCCAATTTATAAATCCGAAGAAGAACAAAAGCTAATGGTTGAACTGTGGTCGCCTGCAATTGCAGATGACCCTGAAGCCTTTGTCCTCTTCGCCTTTCCTTGGGGACAGAAAAACACACCTTTGGCTAACTTCAGCGGCCCAAGAAAGTGGCAACGCGAAGTCTTGCGAGACATTACCGCCCACATTAAGAGGCAAAAAGGGTTGATTGATTACGAAACTATCCGCATGGCGGTGTCGTCTGGTCGCGGTATTGGTAAGTCTGCTCTGGTTTCTTGGCTCATCCTTTGGATGCTGACCACAAGAATCGGCGGCTCGGTCGTGGTTTCTGCCAACAGCGAGAACCAACTGCGCTCGGTTACATGGGCTGAATTGACAAAATGGGCAGCTATGCTCATCAATAGTCATTGGTGGGAGGTTTCAGCGACAAAGTTAATCCCCGCTAAGTGGCTAACTGACCTTGTAGAGCGTGATTTGAAGAAAGGTACACGTTATTGGGCGTGTGAAGGCAAGCTCTGGAGCGCAGAAAACCCTGATTCTTACGCTGGTGTCCACAACCAAGACGGCATGATGCTGATTTTTGACGAATCTAGCGGTATTCCTAACCCGATTTGGGAAGTGGGAGCAGGATTCTTTACAGAAAACAGCCCAGACCGTTATTGGTTTGCGTTTTCCAACCCTCGTAGGAACGAAGGCTACTTCTTTGAGTGCTTTCACGCTAAACGGGACTTCTGGACATCAAAAATCGTTGACGCTCGGACTGTTGAGGACACAGACAAGTCAATCTATGAGCAAATCATTGCTGAATACGGCGAAGACAGCTCCCAAGCCAAGGTTGAAGTCTACGGCGAGTTCCCATCTGCGGGTGAAGACCAGTTTATCTCTCCAATGATTGTGGATGACGCAATGAAACGCCCCAAATGGAAAGACCTAACCGCACCAATAGTGGTGGGGGTTGACCCTGCGAGGGGTGGCGCCGACTCTACGGTCATTGCTGTCAGACAAGGCAGAGATATTGTTGCGATCAAGCGATATAAGGGCGAAGACACAATGGAGATTGTGGGTCGCGTCATTGATGCCATTGAAGAATTCAAACCTACCCTAACGGTTATTGATGAGGGTGGTTTGGGTTACGGGATATTAGACCGACTGAACGAACAGCGGTACAAAGTAAGGGGTGTTAACTTTGGAAACAAGGCAAAACAGCCACAAGCCTTTGGAAATAAACGCGCTGAGATGTGGAACGACATGAGGAACTGGCTAAAATCTGCTAGTATTCCGCAAGACAGACAGTTGAGGGCAGACCTGACGGGTCCGACAAAGAAGCCCAACTCGTCAGGAACTATATTTTTGGAAGGCAAAAAAGAGATGAAAGCTCGCGGCTTGGCCTCTCCTGACGCAGCGGATGCTATCGCTGTGACGTTTGCTTTCCCTGTGGCGCATAGGTCGTACACAGAAGTGGCTCGGCGCATTGTGACTGAACGCAGTGCGGTATCTAGTGGTTGGATGGGGGCTTAACATGGCGACAAAGAAGAATGTTTCACTATCCGTTGGTCGTGGCGAGAAGTTGCCAGTATCTAAAGGCGCTGGTCTAACTGCCAAAGGGCGAGAGAAATACAATGCCGCTACTGGCTCAAACCTTAAAGCGCCAGCACCCAACCCCAAAACCAAGGCAGACCAAGGTCGCAAAGATTCATTTTGTGCAAGGATGGGCGCAGTAGCGGCTAACGCCAAAGATGGTGAACGCGCAAAAGCAGCTCTTAAACGATGGAAGTGTTAAATCATGGCTACTAAACCTGGCTTGTATGAGAATATTCACCGAAAACAAGAGCGTATTGCTGCTGGCTCAAAAGAAAAGATGAGAAAGCCTGGCACTGCTGGCGCTCCCACCGCCAAAGCATTTAAAGAATCTGCCAAAACAGCAAAGAAGAAATAATATGCCTTTGAAAAAATCACCAAGCAAAGAAGCATTCAAATCGAATGTGAAAGCTGAGATCAAGGCTGGCAAACCTGTCAAACAAGCCGTTGCTATTGCCTACAACGTAAAACGCGAAGCCGCCAAGAAAAAATGACCCTTAAAGCATTAAAAGATTGCGTTATCATTGAGCGCGATGTAGAAAAGCATGAGTTATTTGTGCTTCCCGCTGGCGACCCAATGGAAACAGGCGTTGTTGTAGCTATCGGCCCTGAGTGCAAAGACATCAAAGTGGGCGACCATCTGTATTTTGGCGTTGCACAAGAATTTAAACATGAGAACAAGCAATATCTTGTCATGCGTGAGCCTCATGTAACTGGAGTTTTAGAACATGGCTGATTACACAGGAATTGCTGCCGCAGGCGCGGTATCTAACGGCGGCGGCAAAGCCAATAGTTCATCCGATGTCTTAGCAACAGCGCGTAGCCGCCTAGACCAAGCAATCTCTGCTCTATCCGAAAGCCGTGAAGACGAAATTGACGATCTGCGCTTTTATGCTGGTTCACCAGACAACCAATGGCAATGGCCTGCTGATGTTTTAGCTACTCGCGGTGCGGTTCAAGGTCAAACCATCAATGCTCGACCTTGTTTGACTATTAACAAACTGCCCCAACACGTTCGCCAAGTGACGAATGACCAACGGCAGAACCGACCAGGCGCTAAAGTCATTCCCGTGGATGACAACGCTGACGTTGAAGTGGCTGACATTTTCAACGGCATGATTCGCCATATTGAGTACATTTCTGATGCGGATGTGGCTTACGACACAGCTTGCGAGAACCAAGTTGCCTACGGCGAAGGCTATATCCGCATCCTGACTGAGTATTGCGACCCTGCTTCTTTCAATCAAGACATCAAGATTGGTCGGATTCGTAACTCGTTCTCGGTCTACATGGACCCGCTGATTCAAGACCCAACTGGCGCAGACGCTAAGTGGTGCTTTATTACTGAGGACATCCCCAAAGCGCAGTATGAGCGTGAATATCCCAATTCAGCGCCTATCTCTACTTTGCAATCCTTGGGCGTGGGTGATCAGTCAATCAGTAACTGGTTGAATGAAAACACCATCCGTATTGCTGATTACTACTACGTTGACTACGAAAAGCGCACATTGAACCTGTACCCAGGCAACATTACTGCCTTTGAAGGGACAATGGAAGACAAGCAACTCAAAGTCTTGTACGGAAAACCTAAGAACAAGCGTATTGTTCAAGACCCCAAAGTCAAATACTGCAAGATCAACGGATATGAAATCCTTGAAGAAGCAGAATGGGCTGGTAAGTGGATTCCTGTCGTTCGTATCGTAGGTAATGAGTTTGAAGTTGACGGGCGTTTGTACGTTTCGGGTCTGGTGCGTAACGCCAAAGATGCCCAACGTATGTACAACTATTGGGTTTCCCAAGAAGCTGAGATGCTGGCGTTGGCTCCCAAAGCTCCGTTCATTGGCTACGGTGGTCAGTTTGAAGGCTATGAAGAAAAGTGGAAAACAGCCAACACCAATAACTGGCCTTACCTAGAAGTAAACCCTGACGTTACCGATGGTCAAGGCGCTGTGCTGCCACTTCCCGCAAGGGCGCAACCACCAATGGCTTCTAGCGGTCTGCTTCAAGCCAAGGCTGGTGCATCGGAAGACATCAAATCCACAACGGGTCAATACAACGCCTCGTTGGGCATGGGGTCAAATGAGCGTTCTGGTAGAGCTATCCTCGCCCGTCAGCGTGAAGGTGATGTCGGAACATACCATTATGGTGACAACTTAGCCCGTGGCGTTCGTCACATTGCCCGTCAGTTGATTGACTTGATTCCCAAAATCTACGACACAGAGCGCATTGCGCGTGTGATCGGTGAGGATGGCGAAACACGAATGGCAAAGATCAACCCTGATCAACAAGAGCCAGTTAAGAAAATTGTGGATGAAATGGGCGTTGTGATTGAGAAAATCTACAACCCTAGCGTTGGTAAGTACGATGTCGTGGCGACAACAGGCCCTGGCTACGCCACTAAACGCCAAGAGGCGTTGGAAGCGATGGCTCAACTTCTTCAGGGTAATCCTAACTTGTGGGCTGTGGCTGGCGATCTGTTCGTTAAGAACATGGATTGGCCTGGCGCACAAGAAATGGCTGAACGCTTTAAGAAGACGATTGACCCACAGATTCTTGCTAGCAACGACAAGTCTCCTGAACTGCAAGCGGCTGAACAACAAATTCAGGCGATGGGTCAAGAAATGGAAGCCATGCACTCAATGATTAACCATGTTGGCAAGTCTATTGAAGTTCAAGAAATGCAACGCAAAGACTACGAAGCGCAAGTCAAGGCATTTGAAGCAGAGACTAAGCGCCTTGCGGTTGTGCAGGCAAGTATGTCGCCAGACCAAATCCAAGATATTGTCTTGGGTACGGTTCATGGAATGATCACATCGGGCGACTTGATGGCAGAAATGCCAGGTCAAGACATTGATGTTGGCATGGAAATGATGCCCCAAGAAATGCCCCAAGAAATGCAACAAGGTATGTTGCCTGAACAAGGAATCCCACAATGAACGCTTCGCAATTTTTAGGTCTTCTTTTCTTGGGTCGCAATGTGGCTCATTCGGTTCACTTGAACACCCGTAGCTTTTCTAAGCACATGGCTTTGAACACGTTTTACGACAAAATCATTGACCATGCTGACGCATTTGCAGAAGCCTACCAAGGGCGACACGGCCTAATTGGTGGCATAGCAATTCCTGCAACCAAGAAAACAGCCAACATCATTGAGTTTCTACAAGGTCAACTTGATGAGATAGAAAAAGGTCGCTATGAAATTTGCGACAAAGAAGACTCATCGTTGCAACAGTTGATTGACAACATTGTTGAACTCTACCTCACCACACTGTACAAACTTCGCTTTTTGGCATGACCGTAGTTGTAACCCACTCCACACCTGCCGATGATTCTTTTAGCAGCACTGGCGCTGCGGCGTGGAACGCTAACCACACACTAACTGGTGTAGGTACTATTGCAGAGCAAAACGCTAACGCAGTAGCTATTACTGGCGGTTCAATTACAGGTATTACAGATTTGGCTGTGGCTGACGGCGGCACAGGAGCGTCTACAACAGCAGATGCGCGAACCAATTTAGGTTTGGTTATCGGTACTGATGTCTTAGCCCCTAACGGCAGCGCAGCGTCCCTTACAAGTTTCCCTACGTTTAACCAAAACACCACAGGAACTGCGTCTAACGTAACAGGAACTGTAGCTATCGCTAATGGCGGTACAGGAGCTAATACTGCTTCAGATGCCAGAACTAACCTTGGACTTGGCTCTGCTGCTGTCTTAACCGCTGGTTCTGCTAATGGCGCTGCTACCTTAGATGCTGGTGGTACTGTCCCATTAGCGCAACTTCCATCCTCGATCACAGGCGGCGTAAGCTACCAAGGAACATGGAACGCAACGACCAACTCGCCAACATTAACCTCCAGCGTTGGTACTAAAGGTTATTACTACGTTGTTAGCGTTGCTGGCTCAACAAATTTAAACGGCATCACCGATTGGAAGATTGGCGATTGGGCCATCTTTAACGGTAGCGTTTGGGAAAAGGTTGATAACACAGAAGCTGTTACATCGGTAAACGGATACACAGGAACAGTTAATCTTGCTTATTCTGACTTAGGTACTGTCCCAGTTGCTAATGGTGGAACAAACCTGACAACTTACGCAACAGGCGATATTCTTTACGCCTCTGCCACCAATACGTTGTCTAAACTAACTGCTGGCACAAACGGATATGTTTTAACGCTTGCTAGTGGTGTTCCAACTTGGGCTGCTGCAAGCGGCGGTGGCGGTACACCAGGTGGTTCAAGTGGTCAGCTTCAGTACAACAACAGCAGTGCATTTGGCGGTGTTACTAACATTACGGTCGCATCGGGTCAGACTACAGCAAGAATTGACCCAAGAGTTTTTGTTGGTTCAAACTCGGCAACAACGCTAACTCCAGACATTAGCCAGTACGATATGTATGTGTACGAAGCATTGTCTACGGCAGGAACTCTAACCATCAAC